TACATATTAGGCGTGGATGAGAACGTGCCGTTGCCCCCTAACGCAACTGATGCACTACCCCCTATGTCTGCAAAAGAAGAGCTTGAGGTACGCGCCCGTACTATTAAGTTAATTGCCGATTTGCAGGGCAAGACTATAGAACCTGACGAGCAGGACAAAGAACAAGCTCGTGAACTAGCCAAGAAAATGATGTCTGACCCTGTGGCTAACATCGACTTTGCCAATTACCGTAACGAGACGCTTGCCTATCTAGCAGGTATGGTGTCTCAGTATGATCAGATGCTGGTCAAAGACCTAGCAGACTACAAGCTTTACGTGGTTAATAAGCTGGTAGAACAAAGCGCGAACCCAGACCCTAAGTATGCTCTCCCCGCTATTAAAGCTCTGGGTGAAGTAGATGGTGTGGATGCGTTTAAGAAGAGATCTGAAGTAACGGTGCAGGTTAAACCTCTAGATCAAGTAGAGAAAGATCTGTTGGCTAAGCTGGAAAAACTTGAGCGATTGACCAATAGAAGCCAAGCTCAAGACATTGTCGATGTAGAAACCACAAATGCTGACCCCAGAGAAGATACAGAAGCTTAAAAGTCTCGTTCCATTGATGTCTCCCGACGAGAAACGGGAGTTTTTGGCTGATTTAGAGGTCTGGGAGAGAAACCAAATTCAGAATTTGGGGCAGGAAGACCTCCTTTCTTTTGCAGAACACGTCTATCCTGGCTACAAAATAGGCCCACACCACCGCAGACTGGCAAAAATCTTTGAAGATATTGCCAACGGCAAGAAAAAACGGGTCGTAGTCAACATTGCCCCCCGTCACGGCAAGTCAGAACTCATCTCTTACCTCGCGCCAGCGTGGTTTTTGGGCAAATACCCGCATAAAAAGGTCATCATGGCCTCCCACACAGCAGATTTGGCGGTGAATTTCGGTAGGAGGGTGCGAAATCTTGTCAATATGGACTCGTATAGGGACATATTTCCTCAAATTGAGCTTCAGCAGGACTCTAAATCAGCGTCTCGCTGGGGTACGAACTTCAATGGAGAGTATTTCGCAATTGGGGTTGGTGGCGCTCTTGCTGGTCGGGGTGCTGATTTGTTCATTATTGATGACCCGCACTCTGAACAAGAGGCTAAACAAGGAAGACCTGATGTTTTTTTGCCTGCTTGGGAGTGGTTTCAGTCTGGCCCTATTCAGCGTCTTATGCCTGGCGGTGCTATCGTTGTTGTCATGACCCGGTGGAGTAAATTAGACCTAACCGGACAGATTGTTAACCACATGACCCAGAATGAAGATGCAGATCAGTGGGAAGTGGTGGAATTTCCAGCGATTTTGCCTTCTGGCAAACCGTTATGGCCTGATTTTTGGTCGTATGAAGAGCTAGAGTCTAAGCGGGTTGGCATGGACCCAAGATACTGGCAAGCCCAGTATATGCAGGACCCCACGGCTGAAGAAGGGGCACTAATAAAAAGAGAATGGTGGCAGATTTGGGATAAAGAAGACCCACCACATTGCGAATACGTGATTATGTCTTTAGACGCCGCACAAGAAACTAATACTCGTGCTGACTACAACGCGCTAACTACATGGGGTGTATTTTTTAATGAAGAAACTAATAACTACAACATTATCCTTCTTAACTCAATTAAGAAGAGGCTTGAGTTCCCTGAGCTTAAGAAGCTTGTCATTGAAGAATATAAGGAATGGGAGCCGGACTCGTTCATCGTCGAAAAGAAATCCAACGGTGCGGCCCTATATCAGGAGTTACGCCGCATGGGAGTCCCCGTGGGAGAGTTCACACCCAGCAAGGGCCAGGACAAGATTGCGCGAGTAAACGCAGTGTCAGATTTATTTTCCTCCGGTATAGTGTGGGCACCAGATAAGAGGTGGGCTAAGGAGGTTATAGAGGAGTGCAACGACTTCCCCAGTGGGTCAAACGATGACCTGGTTGACTCAACAACACAAGCCCTATTAAGGTTTAGACAAGGTGGGTTTATCAGACTGCCAAGTGATGAACCTGAGGAAGAAAGATATTTTAAGAGCCGCAGAGCGGTTGGATTCTATTAAGGATAAATCATGGCAATCGAGAAAGCCCTAAACCCGGCCCCTCTTGGGTTAACTGATGAAGTAGAACAAGAGCCGCCGATAGAAATTGAGATCGAAGATCCCGAGCGCGTAGAGATTGGGATTGGTGGGCTAGAAATTATTCTAGAACCTGGCAAAGAAACAGACGATGACTTTGACGCTAACCTTGCCGAGTATATTGACGCTGATGAGTTAACACAGCTTGCCTCTGATCTTATTAGTAGTTTTGATGATGATATTTCCAGCCGCAAAGACTGGATGCAAACATATGTAGATGGCCTAGAACTTCTTGGATTGAAGATCGAAGAGCGCACAGAGCCTTGGCCTGGTGCTTGCGGTGTGTATCACCCCCTCCTCTCTGAGTCATTAGTGCGGTTCCAAGCCGAGACAATGATGGAGACGTTCCCCGCAGCTGGGCCTGTAAAGACGCAGATTATCGGGGTTGAGACAGTAGAGAAGATGGAAGCAGCTCAGCGTGTCAAGGACGACATGAACTATGAGCTAACAGAGGTGATGGTTGAGTACCGGCCTGAGCATGAGCGGATGCTCTGGGGCCTGGGTCTATCGGGTAACGCGTTTAAGAAGGTCTACTTTGACCCTAACTTGGATCGGCAGGCTTCGATTTACGTACCGGCAGAAGATGTTGTGGTGCCATACGGCGCTTCAAGTCTAGAGACAGCTGAGCGCGTCACACATGTGATGCGTAAGACACCTAACGAGATGAGAAAGTTGCAGGTTGCTGGCTTCTATAGAGACATTGAGCTTGGTGACCCTGTAGATACGTTTGACGATGTCGAGAAGAAAATTGCTGAGAAGATGGGATTTAAGGCATCTTCAGATGATCGGTACAAGATCCTTGAGATGCACGTGGACCTCGACCTCCCTGGCTACGAGGACAAAGACAAAAAGGGCAAGCCGACAGGCATTGCACTTCCTTACGTCGTCACTATTGAGAAGCACACGCAAGAAATCTTAGCCATACGCCGTAATTGGCACCCAGAAGATGAACTAAAACAAAAGCGCCAGCACTTCGTACATTACCCGTACATCCCTGGGTTTGGCTTCTACGCGTTTGGTTTAATCCACTTAATCGGTGCGTTTGCTAAGTCTGGCACGTCTATTATTCGTCAGTTGGTAGATGCTGGCACACTATCTAACTTGCCCGGTGGCTTCAAAACTAAGGGTCTGCGAGTTAAGGGTGATGACACACCGATTGCACCTGCAGAGTGGCGAGATGTAGACGTAGCTTCTGGCACTATTAAAGACAACATCATGGCTCTGCCCTATAAGGAGCCAAGCCAGGTTCTCTACACTCTTCTAGGTACTATTGTCGAAGAGGGCCGCAGGTTCGCAAGCGCAGCGGATCTTAAAGTCTCAGATATGAGCGCTCAGTCTCCGGTAGGCACTACGCTTGCCATATTAGAGCGCACATTGAAAGTGATGTCAGCGGTTCAGGCGCGCATTCATTACGCGATGAAGCAGGAGTTTAAGCTCCTTAAGAACATCATCCGTGACTATACGCCCGAAGAGTACGCATATGAACCGATGGATGCGTTACCTCCTGCTAAGCGCTCTGACTATGACATGGTGGAGGTTATTCCTGTCTCCGACCCCAACGCAGCAACAATGTCGCAAAAAGTCGTGCAATACCAGGCAGTGTTGCAGTTAGCTCAGACCGCGCCTCAGTTGTATGACCTACCGTTGTTGCACCGCCAGATGCTAGAAGTATTGGGTATCAAGAACGCAGCCAAGCTTGTACCGACGGAAGATGACCAGAAACCCACAGATCCTGTGTCTGAGAATATGGATATGTTTACGGGTAAACCTGTGAAAGCGTTCATTTATCAGGATCACGCAGCCCACATTACGGTTCACATGACGGCTCTGCAAGATCCGATAACGGCACAGATTCTGGGGCAGAACCCTCAAGCTCAACAGGTTGGCGCGGCGTTTATGGCGCATATCATGGAGCATTTTGCCTTCCAATACCGCAAGAATGTTGAAGAAAAGATTGGCGTGCCTTATCCGAAGCCAAACGAAGAGATGCCTGAAGACATGGAAGTTGAGATTTCTCGCCTTGCAGCCGCAGGCGCACAGAAGCTTCTACAGGCTAACCAGGCAATGATGGCGCAGCAACAAGCCCAACAACAGGCCCAGGATCCGATTGTGCAGATGCAGCAACAAGAGCTACAGCTTAAACAGGCGGAGATTCAACGTAAAGCACAGAAAGATCAAGCTGACGCGCAGCTTAAGGCAGCGCAGATCGAAACTGAGCGTATGCGGATACAGACTCAGTCTGAGATTGATGGGGCACGGTTGGGCGCTCAGATAGCTAAAGATAGAACAGAACAGCAGTTTAAGCAGGCTGTACAAGCAGTAGATCAAGAAATTGAAGGCGCTCGTTTAGGCGTTCAGATAGCACAACAAAAAGCTCAGCAGAGTGCAACTATGGCTACGCAGGCTTCACGAGAAGAAATTGAAGGCGCTCGTTTAGGCGTTCAAATAGCTCAGCAAAGGGCACAACAGCAGCAAAATCAGAAACCTGAACAAAAGGAAAGTAAATGAGCAAAGATGTATTGAAGTATTTGTCTGAACAACTCCAGAAGGAACGTCTTCGGATTATTGAAGATTTAGGAGATGGGAAGGCGAAAGACCATGCGGAATACAGATACTCCGCTGGTGTAGTGCGTGGCTTATTAATAGCTAATAACTTAATTGCTGAAACAGCAGAAAGGTTGGAAAACTCAGATGAGTGAACTATTAATCGGTTCTACAAGCGATCCGAACGAAGCAACAGTATTACCAGCAAGCGCAGAAGAGAAGGCTAGGCAAGTACCAGACCCGTCTGGATACCGCATCCTGTGTGGGATTCCAGAAATTGAGGATAAATTTGACAGTGGTCTAGTTAAGGCAGATATAACCATGCAGCATGAAGAATTGCTGACTACGGTTTTGTTTGTTATGAAAATGGGTCCAGATTGTTATAAAGACCCAGCTAGGTTCCCGTCAGGTCCGTGGTGCAAAGAGGGTGATTTTGTATTAGTTCGCCCTCACGCCGGTACACGTCTGAAGATTCATGGGCGCGAGTTTCGGATTATTAACGATGATTCTGTAGAGGGTGTAGTAGAAGATCCTCGCGGCATCAGTCGCAAATAAGGAGTAGAAAATGGCAGATACTGAAAATATTAAAGAGCAGGAACCAGCAGTAGAAGATAAGGATTTTGAACTAGAAATAGAGGATGACACGCCTGAAGAGGACCGTGGGCGTCAGCCGCTACCGAAAGAAGTGGTCGAAGAGCTAGAGCAAGATGAGCTAGAAGACTACTCTGAGAAGGTAAAAACTCGTCTGAAACAGATGAAAAAGGTCTGGCACGACGAGCGGCGGGAGAAAGAAAGGGCACTGCGGGAGCAACAAGAAGCCTTAGCTATGGCCCAAAAAGCCCTAGAAGAGAATAAAGCTCTCAGAAATAAGCTGAGTGAAGGGGAAAAATCTCTAGTATTGACAGCTACTAGCGCTGCAGAGATTGAGTTGGAGATGGCTAAACGAGCCTACAAAGAGGCTTATGAGGCCGGAGATTCTGACAAGCTAGTAGATGCTCAGGCTAAGCTTAATTCTGTGAATTTTAGGTTGGAAAAGTTAAAAGGATATAAACCCCCTTTACAAACTCAACAAACTCCTGATATAAATACATCAAGGCCGCAACCTCCGGCTCCGCAGTTAGACCAGAAAACTGCCAACTGGCGTAACAAAAATACGTGGTTTGGGCAGGACGAAGAGATGACTGCAACGGCGCTAGGGTTGCATCAGAAATTAGAAAAACAGTACGGAGCTGGTTATGTCGGTACTGACGAATATTGGAGTACGGTCGATAAGACCATGAAGAAACGATTCCCTGAGTACTTTGGGGAAGAGGAAGAAGTAGAAACGACTGACAGGGGCGGCAAGCCTGCTCAGCGCACTGAGATGAAACCGGCTAATGTTGTGGCTCCGGTATCAAGAAGCACTTCTGCCAAGAGGATAGTGCTAAAGCAATCGCAGTTAGCAATTGCGAAGAGGCTTGGGTTAACGCCTGAGCAATATGCGAAAGAAATGATACGACTGGAGAAACAAAATGGCTGAAAATAGACTTGCACGCGAACTTGAGAGTAGAGAAAAATCTGAGAGACCTAAGCAGTGGCAGCGCCCAGAAACGCTACCGCAGCCTACTAAACAACCTGGTTATGCATATCGTTGGATTCGCATATCTGCAAATGGGCAGTTAGACGCTAAAAACGTCTCTGCTAAGTTTAGAGAGGGCTGGGAGCCAGTGCGTATTGAGGAGCAACCCCAGTTTAAGTTTCTCGTAGACTCTAACAGCAGGTTCAAAGACAACATCGAAGTCGCTGGGCTGTTACTCTGCAAAATGCCAGAAGAGTTCGTGGACCAACGTGCGGCGTATTTCGCCAAAACGACCAAGGACAATATGGACGCTGTAGACAGCAGCTTTATGAAAGATAACGATCCGAGGATGCCGCTATTTAAAGAGCGTAGATCCACGACATCGTTTGGCAAAGGCATTTAACTTTTAACGAGGTCAACTATGGCTTATCCTACTGTTAATGGCCCCTATGGGCTAATTCCGATCAACTTGATCGGCGGTCAGGTGTTTGCTGGTGCTACTCGTCAGATCCCCATCGCCTCAGCCTATGGC